TCGTTACCCTGGCTTCAAAATCATTTGATGAAGCAGAAATATCCAAGTTAAATAAACATGAAAAATGGTCCATTGAAGAACTTAGAAGGCTGTCTGGCAAACATCCAAATAACTAAAGTCTGATATAATCAGTATAGAGACTTAGGAGGTTTACTATGCCAGTAGGCGGAGGCGGAAAGCCAGCAGGTGGTTATCGTGCAGGTGCAAGAGGTAGTTACGGATGCGATGGATTCCCAACTGTAAGTGCTGATGGAACAGTTCATGGATGTCACCCAACAAAGGCTCGTGCACAAGCACAGGCTCGTGCTATCTGGGCAAGTACAGCAAAATAGTTTGTATCAACTGTAGAAAAGTCAATGGTTACTGAGGGTGACTTTGTTATGTACATGGGCGAAGATGATGAAATTATGGTTGGTCGTGTTGAGTATGTAATGACAAACCCAGGATTACTTGGACTTCCAGGATCAGAGTACGCACTTGAATATGCAGAAGATGATAAGCCAATTATTGTTCGTAAATATGAGGAAGAAGATGGCGCTTGGGAAGAAGAAGAATATGTTTGTTACCATAGGATGTCTGAAGTTATTAAGATTGAATCATTATCAGTAGCAGTTGATTTAGTTGTTGAAATGGGATCAAGTGGTTCTGAAATTCCAGAATATGATAGCGAAGTTGGTATGGCAATGTATGATGCATCAATTGGTAAAGCAAAAAAACCAAACTATGGTGAAATGATTAAGCCACGTAGTGGTGGTAGTGAGCCATCAAATGCTAGATTATATGCACGTATTATTCAAGAAGCAAAAGATAAGTTTGACGTTTATCCATCTGCAGTTGCTAACTCTTGGGTAGTTCAAGAATATAAACGCCGTGGTGGAACTTATAAATCAGAAAAAACAATAACTAAAACTATCTGGGATGATGGTTTGTTAGATCCAAAGAATTTTCTAAGATAATGCCAAAAAGAAAAGCAACTGCATTTAATCCAACACAGATTAAAAATGGAAGAATTGTTCGTCTTAGAAAAGACGGAACAGTTAAAGCAGATCTTGGTCCATATTTAAATAAATCACAAAAGAAAGTTAATCATGGCTGATACATATACACCTAATGCTGGCATGAAGGCTGCTGCTAGACGTGCACTAAAATGGAAAGAAGATGGTAAAGCAACTGGTGCAGGAACTCCTGTAGGTTGGGGCAGAGCAACAGATATAGTTGCTGGTAGAGCAATGTCTTTAAGTACTGTTAAACGTATGTATTCATTTTTCTCTCGTCACGAAGTAGACAAAAAGGGTAAAGGATTTTACGATGGCCCAGAGTTTCCATCCAATGGTCGTATTATGTGGGATGCATGGGGCGGAGATGCAGGGTTTGCATGGAGCCGTGCTATTGTTGAAAGAGAAAAGAAACAGGTAGAAAAGGTTTGGCAGGGGACTGCGTTTGATCTAAGAAAGTAAGGGGGATATGTGGATAATTTAGAAAAAAATGAATTAATACAATTAATTACATTTTATAAGCAAAAACTATCTGACACAGAATTAGAGTCATTAAAATTACAACTTGAAATTAATAAACTTAATTCAATAATTTTAACTTTAAATAAGCAGCCAGAGAAAAAAACTAAATAAATGAAATATTTATTAATTATAGGCTTGACATTGCTTGCTTCTTGGTCTATAATTAAAATATCAAACAAAAAACGGATGATGTTTTTAAAAAAACATAAGTATAAACAAAGTTATATTTATGAAATAGTTAAAGATATTGTTCCAAAACAAGTATTTGATAAACCTAAAGTTATAACACAATCTGAAAAACATATTCAAAAAAATATGTTAAAGGTAGTGATAACAGAAGGAAAAGCGTATTGGATATTGAACAATGTTTTTTATACTGCTAATGCCATAAGTGGCAGAGTAGATGAAGAAACAATAAAGACATTGGATATTGAGAATATGCCAACAAAAGAATTAAATAAAATGTTATCAATACTTGATGACTTAAAACAAGGGGTAGGACCAAATGATAGTGGCAGTGCAGGGAACAAAAGAATTTAGTGAATACAATGTATTTCTACGTGCTATGAGTGTTGCTTTATCAGGAATGAAAGATGAAGACAATGAGTTCATTATTTATTCTGCTGGACCATTAAAAATAAATAATTTTGTTTCAGAATTTTCTAATTTGTCAGAACGTGGCATGAAAGCAAGAGGCAAAAAAATTAAATTCTACAATGTAGCACCTGCTTGGTTAAATGAAAATATAGATCAAATTAATTATTTTGCTTTTTTAAGTAGTCCAAAAGAACCAAAATCAAAATTGGTTCTAACTGCAGAAGCAAACAATATTGATGTTGGCCTTTTTAGATATTAGGAGAAAAAATGATTATCAAAAGTTTAAATACTATGGAAAAAATTGTAAACAAAAATGAAAATTTAATTTGGAATGGTTGGGATGTTATTGATTTAAAAGAATCAGAAATAGCAAGAACGTCGCCATTAGGCATTAGAGTAAAAAATAAATGGTATTTACATAGAACTTATAGCCCTTCTCGTATTGGCTGGGATATACCAAATAAGTATAAGGATTAATCTTGAAACAGCATTTGTGGAAAGATCAAGCCTTATGTTTAGGTCTTGATACAAATATTTATTTTGATAAATATGAAGATCAAGAAAATTCTAGGCACAATGTTGATGCATTGTGTAAGCAGTGCCCAGTAAAAAAAATATGCTTTGCTAATGGTGTTTCTGGAAAAGAGTGGGGTGTTTGGGGCGGTGTTTATTTAGAAAGTGGAGAGATTTCAAGAGAATTTAATAAGCATAAAACTAAAAAAGATTGGTCTGAAACTTGGCAATCTTTGACAATGGAATAAAAATGTATACAGATTTAATGAAACATGCTGTTCATTCTATACCTGCCCCAAAAGGTTTTGGAGTGCAAATTATTGACAATGATCACTTTCTTACGGTAAAATTAGATGAAAGGAAGTTTTTACACATGGGGCATGATGACAAAATATCAGCACTTCAATATGTTGTAAAACTTAAAAAAGCATTGGAAGATTGTGGAGCAATTGTTTTGGTAACTAGAGAGGCAATAAAATGAAAAATAAAAAAGAAATTATTTTTACAGATATGCTAGACCTCAACCTTTATCCTCCCACTCCAGCAAAAAACAATATTCCAGAGTGGTATAAAAATACAAACACTTATGTAAATAATAACGAAAAAGAAATTAAATTTAAAGATGAAAATTCAAGCACAATTAAAAGATGTCTGCCAGTTTTTGACGCCATAACTGCTGGATATATTTTATACACACAAGCAGATGTTCAAGTAACTCAAAAATTTGGACTACAACAGTTTTCTTCTTCGGGTCAAAATTTTGTTGGTCATCATCCACTTCAGCAAGCGCCATTACACCCATTTAGAAACATCGGTGGTTATCCAAAATTTAATAGTCCTTATGCAATTACAACACCCCCTGGATATTCAATTTTGTTTTTACCACCTATGCATAACCCTAATAAAATTTTTACAATTTTTGAAGGAGTCGTAGATACAGATACTTATCATTCTCCAGTTTTATTTCCATTTGTGTTAAATGATAGAAATTGGACAGGAATAATTCCAGCAGGCACGCCAATGGCTCAAGTGATACCATTTAAAAGAGACTCCTGGACCTATAAAATTGGATCTGATAAAGAAATAAAAGATGCAGAGAAGATAATGTTCAAAACACGTTCCGTATTTTATAATGCTTATAGGAATTTATTTTGGCAAAAAAAAGAATATGACTAGAAAAGAGCAAACAATATGTTAAGGTTTATTATTTGTAAATTTAAAAAACATGTTTTGGTTACTGCTGGAGCATGTCCATTTACTGGGAAAAATTATAATGCTTGTACAAGATGTGGAGCAATGATAGCAATATGAAAAAGAAAACAAAGTTATTAGTATTAATAGTGTTATCTTTCTTAACTGCCATATCTCTTTGGGCAGCCTCTAATTTTAAAAAAATGTCTGATTTAGATATTTTTAATATAGAAGAAGATTAATGCAAACGTTTTTACCATTTCAAAATTATGCAGAATCTGCAGAATCTTTAGATAATAAACGTTTAAATAAACAAATACTTGAGGCTTACCAAATACTTAAGGTGCTATCTGGTCAGTCACCTTCGGGTGCATGGAGAAATCATCCCGCAGTATTAATGTGGAAAAATGCAGAGTATTCATTGAGGACATATGCTAAAACCATGATCTCAGAGGCTAAATCAAGGGGTATAAAGACAGACAAGAACGAAGCCAATATAGACGCTCTAGAAGCCCTTTGTAGCCCTATATGGGGTACTAATAAGCCTTTCTGGGCTAACCCTTCTGGCCTACATTTGAATAGAATTAACATTACCCATAGGGCTAACCTTTATCGTAAAGATCCAGAGTATTATGCTAAATTTTATGTTGATACAAAAAATAAAAATAATAAACCTTGCTGTGATAAATGTTTATATTATTGGGCAACCCATGCTGTTAGGGATAGAGTACAATAGTTAGTATGGAAATTATGCTTATTCTATTTTTTAGTACCCTGTCTTTTTCTTTTTCTATAGCATATTGGGCTACCCTTGACAGACTTAAAAAATCTAATATTTTAATGGCTGACCTTCTTATAAAAAATGCAGCGCTTGAAGAATTAACAAATAGAATAAAGAACGATGCTGGAGTTTCAGATGATTCAGTACATAAAGAAAATTTTATTAAATTTCTTTCTGATTCAAGAGATTGGGCTTTTGAGTATATTGAAATGTCACAAAAAACTATTAAAGAAGTATCAGAGGAACTTAAAAACAGGGGTCTCAATGACTACTCCGACAAACTTTTATCATTATTGCCACCAACTGTGGGAGAGAAATAATATGAAAGATGTTTTACTATCTACACTAACAGGTTTTGGATGCGGTGTCGTGTTCGCAGCATTCAAATTGCCAGTACCAGCACCACCAGTTTTTGCGGGAGTCGCAGGAATAATTGGTTTATGGATTGGCTTTACAACATTAACACAAATTATATCCTAGGAGGAATAATGAATAACTTACTAAATGATAAAACAAAGGCAATGCTTGCATCATATGGACGATCCGTCCTTGGTTCAGTAATTGCACTTTATATGGCTGGCGTAACAGATCCAAAAGATCTATGGGCTGCACTAGTTGCTGCTCTAGCGCCCGTTGCATTGAGAGCGCTTAATCCTAATGATAAAGCGTTTGGCGTACTACCAGACACTGGTGCTGTTTCAGATGCACTTAGCAAGATTGTGCCTGCTAAGAAGGCTCCAGCAAAAAAGAAGGCTGCTGCTAAAAAGAAGTAGTTTATTTTGATAGAGGGGGCAAATTTAAAACTTGCCCTCTTTATCTTTTTATAATGGGGAGAATATGGACTTTGTATATATTTGCAAAGAAGGCGTTAACGAAGAATTAAAGTATTCTATTAGATCTGTCGTTGAAAGTTTTCCAGACTCAAATATATGGGTTGTTGGTGGTAAGCCTGACTGGTACGTAGGAAACTATATTGAAGTTCATCAGATACATACTAAATATAAAAATGCTGTAGAGAATTTAAAAATGATTTGTTCCTCACCACAAATATCTAATGAATTTGTTTTAATGAATGACGACTTCTATATTATTAAAAAAATAGATAACATAGACACTTTTCATGGCGGGTATTTATTAGATAAAATAAACTTATATCAAAAACTAAATGGTAATTCTAACTATACTAGAAAACTTAGTGCTACATATAAAAGACTAAAAGCCATTGGAATTGATGACCCCCTAGACTATGAACTACACGTACCTATGGTTATGGAAAAACAAAAATTGCAAGAAGTATTAGATAAGAATGACCAGTTTTTATGGAGATCCATGTATGGAAATATATTTAAAGTTGGTGGATCAGAGATGCAAGATGTTAAGGTTTATACTAGAGGTCCATTAGTCTTTAAGTCTTATAATTTAGATATAGATAATCATACATATTTATCTAGTGCAGATAGTTCTTTTGATATTATTTGGAATAATATACTTAAGATTCAGTTTAAACAAAAAACTAAATTTGAGAGATAAGTTCTAAATATTTTTCTTTTAAAATAACTGGAGAAAAGTTTGAAATGCCAATATTATATGCTTGCTCTTTATAAGAAGTTTTATCTTTAACATTGACGTAATTATCAATTGTTTTTGCTAAAGCCTTTGGATCTGCTTCAAATAATTCAAGCCTAATCTTAGTTCTGATCGTTCCTATTGAATCACTTTTAACCAACCATTCTGGCGGTAAAATAAAATTATTGGGAGATATATCTGTCATAAAAACTGGCAGGGCACTCATAAGAGCCTCATTCATAGGCAAACAAAGACCAGCATAGCGTCTAGGAAGTACCATAGCATCAAATCCATCATACATGCTTTCCCTATTGTCTGGATTACCAATTTCAACCCTAAGCCTGGAATCTTTAATGTTTGTTTCTATTTCGCTTTGGCTTCTAACCACTAACTCATAATCTGCTTTAGAGTGTTTAAGCATATCAATAACAGTTTCAGTACCATTTCTGTCTTTTGCTGCTTTTTTACCAGCAATATGCAATATTCTGTTATGTGATTTAGATAGGTTATTTTCTTTTACCTTACTAAACAATTCTTCATTTGTTGGTGGTGGAAGGTGAATAACTTTTGTTTGACTACCAAACATTTTCTTTATGTGTT